GTGTATCCTCCTTCTGGACCTTCTTGCCCATGAAGTCGCCGGTGTTGATGATGTTTTCTTCGGTGCAAATCTTCCTGGCCTGGTCACGGGCGAAGCGGCCTTCGCCGACGACCAGTTTGTCCATGATCTCCGGTATATCGGCCTGAAGGGCGACCAGGGCCTTCCCGAAGTTCGCCAGTCCGTCCAGCTTCATTCCCATCGTCAGACCTTCTTCGTATAGGACAGGCTGATCCAGCCGGCGCCGGACTTCAGGCGGCCCCAGTTGCCCTTCTGCTCGACGATGGTATAGACGCCGCGGTCCTTGATCTGACCGGTGACGGCGTAGGTCGTGCCAGGGCCTTTTCGGATATTCAGGACGGACGCCGTGATCCGCACCAGGTAGGGGGTGAAGGTGGCGCCGCTGGGCGTCTGGCTGGGCTTCTTCTCCGGCTCCGCCGGCGCGGCCGCGCCCAGGCGTTCGTTCACCTGGGCCGCGATCTGGGGGTGGAGGTTATAGAGATAGTCACCAGGACAGGCCTTGTTCGCGAACCACCGGTGAACGGTCATGTTCTGCTTGTCCACCTGGCCGATCAGGGACTTGTCGCCCTTCCACAGAAGGGCCTTGATCCCATTCCGGCGGCAAATATCCACCAGAAGGTCGATCAGGGCGGCCAGGGCCTGGTCCGTCACCTTGTAGGGGTGCTTCGTGTCGGACGCGACTTCGATCGTGATCGCGCGGTGGTCGTTGGAGCGGGACGAACTGCACCAGGACCGGTCCTGTTCCTCCACGGACAGGCCGATCGAACCGTCCTTCCCGACGACGTAGTTCGCGGAACACTCGCGGCCGGTGGTGGCGAAGTAGTCACAGCCTTGCTTCGCCGTCCATTGTCCGACAATACAATGAATCGTGATGGTGTCGATCTTATGATTCCTGGGGCTGGTCCGGTTCGGGCTGATCCTGGAATACGTCACTAACGGGCTGTTGCTCATGCTCTTTTTCCTCCTTTGCGGGTACGGTGTCCGCCGGCGTGTTCAGGATCGCGACGAACTTTGTGAAGGCTTCCTTGATATACTTACAGGCGACCAGAAGGACCGCGCCGACGATGATCAAATCGGCGAACAGTTCCGCGTATTCGTCAGGAATCGTCCAGCCGACTTCCGTCGCGAAGATCGGAAGGGTGGTGATCGCGATACACAGAAGGGTCAGTCCGACGATGAACGTCAGCGCCTTCAGGCCGCCGGTCGCCAGCTTTTCGCGGCTGAAGGGTTCACAGTTGATCTTGATGTTGTACCACAGGGAGAACACGACGTTCGCCAGGTAGGCACACAGGAAGATCGCCATAGCATAGCCGATCTTGATCAGGTTTCCGATGATGATTTCAAACATGGCTTCATTCCTCCTTGTCGACCAGGTCGCCGTATTGCCGGCGAAGTTTGATCCTGTTTTCAGTTTTTGCCTTGCTGTAATAGAATCCGGTCGCCGTGGCGGCTTCCCCGAAGATGGCCGGTATCAGGTACGCCAGGGCTTCCGTGTTGCTGGTTCTCCACACCATGACACAGGTGAAGACCGTCACGGCGATCGTGACGGCCCCCACGGTGCAAACGATGATTTTGGAGAACTCGCGGCGGGGTTTACTGTGCCTTTTCAAGGTCTTCGATCCGGTGGTTCGCGACCTTGATCCGCTCTTCGATAAGGGCGGCCTGTTCTTCCAGCTTGAAGGTCCGTTCGATCACAGAATTATGCTTGTCGACCTTCTCTTCCAGCTTATCCAGGCGATAGGCAATCAGGGCGGAACTTTTCCGGTTCGCCAGGTAGGCACCGGCCAACGTGCCGACCATAGAAAGAACGGCGATGATGATCCCTTCGGTCATGCCGTCACCTCCGTCCAACCGTAGACGCCAGGTTCCCAGACGTTCGACGCGACGTCGGACGTCCAGTGCTTCCCGTTATGGGACACCTTCGCGCCGGCGTTATAGGCGTCATGGGCACCGACCGGCTGGGACCATTCCGGCCATTCCTCCGTCGGGTCGCCGATCTTCGACCACAGGGACGCGGCGGCCGCGGGGGTCCAGTCGGCTTGCGAAGTGTGGTCCTGGTTGCACCGGTACAGGTCGGAACCGTAGCGGCGGATATTGCCCTTTTTGTAGGCGATCGGGTAGGCCCAGGGGGCGAACTGCTCGACGTTCTCCGTGGCGGTGACGTCGTCGATCTGGCCGCCCTCCGCCAGGACCACGAAGGCGATGGACGCCGCCGCCGCGATCTGGGTGACGGGGTTGTTCTTTTCCTGTTCCTGGGCTTCCTTCATGCTGACGGTTTCGCAGTCGTGCGAGTTGAAAGACATTTTGCTTCCCTCCTTTCATCAGGCGAAACGGATCGTCGCCTGGGTGATCTCGATTTCCTCCGTTCCCTTCAGCAGATAGAACCGATAGCCCAGGCCATAGCCATTTGCGACGGTGCTGTTCGCGAAGGTGTGGACCAGGCGGTTCGCCTTCTCCGTGATGTCCTCCCAGACGGGGTTCGTGTCGAACGGGTTGTTCGTCACTTCCAGGTGGAGCGTGGAACCGGCCGGACGGTCGGACGGGTACAGGGAAACGAAGACCTTCGTGACCTTCGCGTCGGTGTTGAAGGCGCGGGCCGCGGCGATCCTGGTGACGGTGCGGCTGAAGGTGATGTTGCGGACGGCCGTTCCGCCGTTGCCGTCGGAAGCGGTGATCTTCAGGACGTGGGTCCCCGCGATCAGCCTGATCCAGGCGGACGACAGGTCGGCGGTGTTCTGGGCGCCGGCCGTGGCTGTGTAGGTGCGAAGGGTGATGGTTTCCGTTCCGTTGGTCAGGGTTTCCGTCACGGTCAGGGTCTGGGTGGCGGACTGGGCGTCGGTGACGGTGTATTTGTAGGTGAAGGGGTCAGTCTTCGCGCCCATGTTCTGGTCGGAACCGCTGATCACGGGTGGGGTGTTGTAGGAAATGGCCTTTCCGGAACCGGTGCAATACGCCGATTCATTCCCGACCGCGTCCACGGCCTTCACGCGCGCGTAGTAGGTTGTTCCGCTGGACGGGACCGTGTCCTGGATCGTCTTCGCGGTGGTGATCCCGATCTGGGTCCAGACGCCGGAATCCACCTTCCGTTCCCAGACGTAGGAAATGGCGTCGCCCTCCGGATCGGTCGATCCGCCGGTCGACAGAGTCAGCTTCTGCCCCGCCTGGGGGGTGCCGTAGGTGATGGAAGACGGAGTCGTGGGCGGCTGGTTCCACAGAAGGATATAAGCGCCGTCTGTGTCGGTTGTATCGGATACCAGATTCGAAGATGCCAAATACAAAGCCGGCCGGACGCCGTCGAGGCCGTAGCACGCGCTGTCGCTGTTCAGACTGCCGTCCGTGTAGACAACGCGCGCGAAGTGCGCGTTGCCGGCGTTCGGGGTTCTTAGCCACCACCACCAATATTGAGAAGCGGACAGGCTGGAATTGGTGTAGGTGGACTTGCTGACGGCTTCCGCCGTGGGGTAGCACTGGCGGCGCGACGCGGAATTGAAGTAGGACCACAAGGAACCTTCGGCCACGCCGTTTTCGTTGGAAAGGCCGACGTTCGTGTTCGAAAGTAGAAAGACCTGTCGAACGATGTCTTCATAACCGCCGCCGTCGGTGACGGTGTTCTTCGCGACGCGGATCGTGGAATCCAGGATCGCGTTCCTGAAGTCGGCTTCGAAGTTCGCCAGGAAGCCGGCTTCGGTGTCGTAGGGGTTATAGCCGTTCCAACAGTTCGCGGACGTGGGCGGGGCGTCGGTTCCGTGCTGTGCGGCATACCAGGACGCGGCCGCACTGTTCAGCCACTTGTCGATGTTCGAAACGGAATAACGGTTATTGCCGTAACTCCGGCGGTCGCTGTTGCTGTTGCCGGACTCCTTCGCGTCGAAGCATTTCAGGGTGATCATCTTTTCCGTCACCAGGCCCGTTCGGCCCTGGGACGTGTCCTGTGTGCCGACGATCCACCTGATCGCCTGTCCGTTGTACTTTGTGTTCGCCGACTTGACGACGCTTCCAACGGGCAAAGCGGATAGAGATTTCGCCATAGGGTTTTCCCTCCATTTCTTCCCTGAACAGGTTGAAGAACAGGTCGTCGATCTCGCTGATCAGGTGATAACTGTTGCCGTGTTCGGCGTGGCCGGTCCAGGAATTATAAGACTGAAGGACCGTGTCGAAGTCGACACGGCCTTCGTCTACCAGGTGGCGGAACTTCGTGATCTTCCGCCTGATCCGGTTCTTGCTCTCACGGCGTACCTTCCGGACGACCTTTCCGCTGTCCGTCAGGTAGGTCCGAAAGCCCAGGAAGTCGATTCCCTGGGATAACGGAAATATGGCCGTCTTCTGGTTCAGTTCCAGGCCCAGGGGGACCAGGAACCGGCGGATTTCTTCCAGGCAGAACTGCAAATAGGCCCTGTCCTCATGTATCAAATAGAAGTCGTCCATGTAGCGGCCATAATACTTGATTCCCAGACGTTCCTTGATCATGTGGTCCATGTCGGACAGGTAGAGGATCGCGAACCATTGTGAAGTGTGGTTCCCGATCGGAATCCCTGGTCCCTCCGTGGAGTCGATGATCATGTCCAGAAGCCACAGGACGTCGCGGTCCTTGATCAGCCGGCGAAGCTGGGTCTTCAGAACGTCGTGATTGATCCGATAGAAATACTTGCGGACGTCGCACTTCAGCACCCAGCCGCCGGCGCCGTTCTTGCGGTAGTAGGCCGCCATGAACGCCTTCAGTCGGTCAAGGCCGAAGTGGGTCCCTTTGCCCTTCTGACTCGCGTAGTTGTCATAGATGAATGTCTTCGAAAGAAGCGGTTCAAGGACCTGTTCACATAAACAATGCTGAACGATCTTGTCGCGGAAGCTGTTATACATGATCAGCCGTTCTTTCGGTTCATGCACGAAGAAGCAGTTGTACGGGGACAGGCGGTATTTATGGCGCTGAAGCATGACCTGAATGAACAGAAGGTTTTCCAGGACATTCGCTTCATATTTGCACACGGAATACTTCCACCGTTTCCCTTTGCGCGCTTCTGCAAACGATTGATATAGATTGTTGAAGTCCGTCACGGACGCGAAGTCATGGGCGGGCGTTCCCTGATCCTTCATAAAGAAAAATCCTCCTTGACGCTGATAGTCCGGCCGTCGCTGTTGAAGGCCTTTCGTCGTCAATCATGTATTTACCGAAGGGACTGTCGCGGCCCTTCGGAAGGAAACGATCTCCTTTGTTGGTGATACTCTGTTTTCAGGCTTTCCGCCCTAATCAGTCCCGTTTTCCACCAAATCCGGCCGGACGCCGTTGTTGCCGTTGTACGCGTTGTTGTTGTTCAGACTGCCGTCCGTGTTGACATTGCGCGCGTTGTTCGCGTTGCCGGCGTTCGGGGTGACAGATCGTTCCCTAATGATTTATGATCAGCCTTCAGGAATCGGGCCGGCCGGCTCGACGGGGATTCCCGTTTTCCGTTCGGCGTCGTACCATTTGGCGGTCATACATTTCACGTCGACCGTCAGTTTCGTCCAGTAGTCGAAGGTCCCGCTGTCGATATAACCGCGGTCCTTCGAAAGCTGGATCATGTGCAAAAGTTTCTTGCACTCCGTCAGCGCGGCGCGCTGAAGTTTCAGGCGGTCGGCCTTGTCCTGGTCGTCCATTATGGGGAAGATTTCGTTCGCTTCGACCAGGTAGTCATAGATCGCCAGGGCGTGGCCCTGGATTTTATTCGTCACGGAAAATCTGATCTTCTTCGGAAAACGCTTCGGGTTGTCGGTCGTCGACAGGGTGAAGCCGATCATTTTGTCCGCGACGGGCAGTATATGAAGCGGACTTTCGCCCTTGCTGGGCTGGCTCCGCTGGTAGTTTCTTCGCGATCCCATTGATACACCTTCGATTCCGGATATTCTCGACCACAGCGGCGTCTCCGGTAAAGTCGAAGCCGTAGTCCCGAAGGACCACGGCTTCTTCCGTGCCGGCGTAGGTCATGCCGCAAAGAACCACGCTGTCGCCCTCACAGAAGCCGCACACGGGACGAAGTTCCGTGAACAGGTTCGATATAAGGCAAGAGGTTTCCGACGGCGTGGCGGCGATCCTGGTCACAGATACAGGCGGTTCCTTGTCTGGTCCAGAATCCCTTCGGGAACTCCGGTCCCGTCATAGCCCTTCCAGTAGGGAAGCTGCGCGGGGGCGAAGGTGTGGGTCACGGTGGTTCCGGTGAAGCCGGTGTTCAACTGCTCCTTGATCGCTTCGATGTCGCTGTCCTGGCGGCGCTGGACCTGTTCCGTGTTCTCTCCGGTGGTTTCGGTGATGGTGTCCGCGCCCTGGGTGTGGACCAGGGGCGCCGCGTAGGTGGTCATTTGCTCACGGGTGACATAGGAACCAGGGGCCACCTGTACGGACACGGACGCGGCTTCCTGGTTCGTCACGAAGACGGCCAGGTCGTGGATATGGACGGTGTCGGCGTCTTCCTCGAAGGACGTCGCCGGAAGGACGTTGTCGCTGTCGTCGCCGTCCATCCAGCCATAGCAGAACATGACTTCTGTGTTGTCGATGGTGTTCCCGTAGACGGAGACTTCCCTGATCCAGACAGGGGCGTCCAGGGCTTCGTTCGTCACCTGGACGGGGATTCGCATGATCGCGGGGTCGCCCTCGATCAGATCCTTTTTGCCCAGGCTCACGGCGACGTTCTCCGGCGTCACCAGGTCCGCCAGGGTGTTCGGGCTGACGGTGGCGACGCCGCTTCCGGCCGCCGCACGGGTCAGGATCAGCGGCTTTCCGGCCGCGATCAGGGCCGTCAGGGCCGCCGCTCCGGCGTCCGTGACGATAGACTTAAATCTTGCCATGTGGTTTTCCTCCTTATGTGGCCGGCGTGTAGACGTGCCGGTTCATCGTGACCATAGCGGAACAGGCCGCCGTCTGGGCCGGTTCGTCCGTCTGGGGAATGTCTGCCTTCAGCCGAAGGACCAGGTTCGCGGGGATCATCTGGCCCAGGGTGGCGATCAGGGCGTCCCGCTGGGAATAGCCTTCCAGGCGGATTCGAATGAACAGGTCATAGGCGTTTTCGTCCAGGGTGACGGTGAAGTCGTCCGTGATGGTCTTCAGGTACTTCAGAAGGGTCCTGTATGTATAGGGAAGCTGGTCAAGGTACTTGATCAGAATCCGTTCGCGGCGCGCTTCCAGGGTGTCCCCGTCGGCCGCGTGAAGGCCCATGATGGCTTCCCAGCGTTGACACCCATATTCGGATAGGGTCGCCAGGAAGAAGTCGTCAGCGGCCGTTCTGACGTCGTCCAGGGCCGTTTCGAACTCCGGCTGTTCCGCGTTGGCGATCTGCTGGAACTCGACCAAGTCCTGAAGACAGCGCGGCCAGTAGTCTTTAAGTTTCATTCGTGATCCCTCCCATGACGGGGATCGCGTCGGACGCCAGGACGATATTCTGGGTTCCGCCGTTGATCGTCGTCCCCGTGATGTCGATCACGCCGTCCACGGACAGGACCTTCGTTTCCACCTGGGACACGCGGACGGTGATCCCCGACTGGTTCGCCCAGTCCTTCGCCAGGGCCACGAAGTAGTCCTGGATTGCCTTCGTGACGGCGGTCTTCACGGTGTCCCA